TCTACTGAATAAGAAAAAGCAAAATCTCTAACAACACATCTTCTAGCATGAGCCATTTTTACATAATCTTCTAAAGTGTCGCTTTTTATTTGTACAATAGCGTCTACTTCACCAAGTTCTGTAATACTAACTCCACTAGCCGGATATGCGGAATAATCATTTCCTGTTAATATAGAGAATAATTTTACACTAACGTCCATTGCTTGGAATGTAACAGTGATTGCTGGCACATCTTCAACAGTGCCTGCGTGTAATCTATTACCCAATTCGTCAATATCTGTTGATGGTCTATCTGCTGTTAATGAAAGTCTTTGTACTCTAGGAATTACAAGTGCATCTCTTGGGCCTACAATTTTTAATTGTGCGGCTTTTGATGGGATCGCTATTCTTCTAGCCATTATAGAGACCTCCTAAATAATACTTTCGTATTCTGTAAGATATTTTATTGAACTTCTCCAATATAATTTTTCCACTAAATCAGGAAAAACTACAATTGGGGTTAATACAAGTGTATTTGGTACAATTATTAATGTTCCAATTTGTGGGGGTGTAGCACTAGGTGGAAAACCATAATCATAATCAAAAACACCAATTCCGTTTTCTATGCCCTCAGCTATAGTAGCTGCCATATAATCTCTTTGGGCTCTTGATGCTCCAAATACTTCTATCAGCCAATCTCGTTTTCTTTTACCAACCCTATTTCCTAACTCTAATGGACTGATATAAATAGGGTTTTCTACAATTGATACAGTTGGCAATTCTATATCACTTTCTGGATATTCTTCAGTTATAGTTATGTTAGGTAGAAGCTGGAATAAGTTTTTTATTGCATATATTGTACTAAGATATTGTTTTTCTTCTATTCTCATCTTATCTTACCTGTCTTAAACCTAATCTTCTTCTTTTAGTAACATAGAATTCATAATGTTTATTTTTAATTTTATTATAGAATCTATGTAATATTGTCCCAGGAGTATAATGATCTATATTTGATAAGAACTCTGCGATTACATCTTCGGCAATGCTCTCAAGTATAAGTCCAAAATCCTCGTCGGTAGTTTCTGTAGCTACTGTTCTTTCAGATAAAGCTTTTACAAATAGTGTTCTACAACTAAGTAATGTTAGTCTGAAAAAACTTGTGTTTTTAAACGTAGGAAATGCATAATCACTATTTACATTTCCATTTTCTAAGAAATACCAATACGGGGCTTTATCTCCCCACGCTGCCATTCTTAAAGATATGGTTTCTTGATATGTATCTGCTACAGGCCAAACAAACCTTTTCCAATAAGCAGCTCTTTGCCCTAACGAAGCTTTTATTCTTCTTTTGTCTGATTTACTTGATCTATCACGTAGTGCAGCTCTCGCTACATTTACCCCGTAGAAAAAATCCGATAAATCTCCTGCATGTGTAGCCATCTCCCTGTAAGATAAACTCATGTCTCCCCCATCCAAAACAAACGGTTTTAATATCTCTAATAGATTATCTCCTACCGCTGATAGTATCTTGTGGTGAAATGGTGTATATCTACCATACTCTCTGTTTTGTGATATTCCCTCCGCCAATCTATTTTTAAAGATTGTATAAAATTCTGCGGAGAGTGAAAAAAATATATCTGCTGGTCTTACAGGTTCTTCCGCCATTTCGCTAAAATTTTCATCTTTTAAAGCTTGGATAGAATCCTGCAAGTCCTTTATTACACGTTTTGTATTGTAAGTTAGTTTATCAGCAAATTCTTTTTCACTTGTAAACATATTATTTCATAATCAGACCCTCAACATCTCCAAACAAAACTCGTAAAAAAGAACGGGTATAATCATTCATCCCATCTAGTATTATTTTTCTCATTGCAACATAATTTGGAGTACCTTTTGGGAATTTTAATTCCAGATTAGTTAGCATAATTGCAATAAATTTATCCTTTTTTGAGCTTATAAGTTCTATAACATCGAGTAAGTCCAACCCTTCTATTGTTATATTTCCTGACATATTAACCTTCCTTTAATCTTCTTGTTCTGCAAGGGTTACTAAAATTCTATTTATATTAGGAACACCCCGTAAAGAAATACTTTTTTGAAAATATTTTTTATCGTTTACAAGAAAATATTTTGCGCTTTTTACTAAGTTCAAATTAGTTACTGTATATTCTATCTGAACTAAGGCTTCCCCCTTGTTTATTATACCACCGGACGATCTCCAAGGTATATCCAAAGGGCCTTCGACTACATGAGCTAAAATTTCCGATGTGGCATCTGTGTTTATCCAATAAACTCCACTACATGTCGGACAAAATGGATCAGTTGATTTATTTGTAATCGGATTTAATGAACATGTTCCACAAGCTGTACCTGATGCCGGGTAGATAATATATATATCTCTACCAATAGCATTTCTTATGGAATCAATTACATCTTTTGTATCCGAAGGCCAAAATATTGTCATAAAACCTCACTAAAAACATTGTTAAACTCATGAGCTACAGATTGCCACGTATATTTTTGGTCAAGTGTTAGCTTATAACCGGCTGCCGCCACTTTATTTATTTCTTCCGATCTATTATATTTCCAGTCATCGTATGCCCAATCAAGAGCGCCTATCATTTCTGTTATACTAACAACTTTTCCGACAGTATTTATTCTTTCAATCATTTGAGGCATTACTGTCGGAACAAGAACTGCGGAATCTTTCCATATTTCTGTTAATGCTGAATGGTTCGGAAGTATTTGTAACTTTCCGGTCGCAGCATGTTCCCAGTTAACTAATCCCCATCCTTCTCCAATACTTGTGTTTATTCCAACATTACAAGCATTGTAAATCATATTTAATTTTTCATCACTTACCCCAGGGATGGAATTATCTGTTGTAGAAATAATAAGTTTTTTATCAAACCCATATCTTACAGCAAGTTCCGCTATATTAAATCCCATATCAATAAGTCCCATATGTAAATATAATTTTACATCTGGTTTACCTTTTTGAAACTCCTTGAAAATCCACATTGTTAGATCAATTCTTTTTCTAGGTTGATTTCTATTTCCGTTAAGTACTATGAATGAATTTTTAAATTCGTTTATTCTATCTTTTGGAAATAAGGTATACCTAACACTATCTTGATCTATTGGATAAAAGGTTTTGGTTGAAATTCCATGCGGAATTATTCTTATTTTTTCTTCGCCAACTTTATCTGAATTTGAACTTAAGATTACTTTTTTTCCAAATTCTGTATAGACACATACCCTGTCAACTAAATCAAAATTCTTGTAGAATGATGGACTGTGTTCTTCTGCATCAACGGGAAAATATACAATTATTTTAAATTTATATTCTTCCTTTAATTTTCTTAATCTCTCTAAGTAAATATCAATAATCCACGGATCATTTACAATAAAAATAAAATCTGGTTTAATCGAAGTAACAACTGATGGTAATCTTTCAATTCCAAATACATCCCCGCCTAAACTAGCTGGATATATTCTATGGGAATAATTGTGTGGGTCACCAAAATAATTTATCCCAAGATGATGTATTTCATACTTATCTTTTGGTAAATTATCAATAACAGAATGAATTACGCGTGCAAAACCGGTAGGAGATACTGCATCTCCAACCACCAATCCTTTATATGTAGCCATCCTTACCTCCTAATCGTACTCATACTTATTATCTGTATATCCAGGCAAATGACCTTTGACTGGAAAAGATAGTTTCCTTGTGGGAGGAGTAATCAAACTCTTTAACTCTTCCCAATCTCTTTTTATGGAATCTGATTTACTTTTTCCACTTTCTATATTTGAATACGAAATCTCGGCATCTTTCCAAGACCCAAGATTCCATGACAGGCTTTGCATATCTCCACTCTTAATTACAATAGATGCCATTAAAACAATTATTTGTGTATCTCCTCTTTCCACAACCGGAGGTTCTGGAAGTACAAATGTACAGTTAGGATTTCTATACACAAGATCATTTTCATCAATTAAGTATTTATAATTCCACCAACGTTGGAGTGACTCTATAGCGCCAACTAAAGCAACAATTAGCCAGTCATCAATGTATCTATAACTAGACTCATCTGTATCGCCAATTCTGAGTCTCAATCGAGGAAGAAGATATGTTAAGTCTGTAGTAGCCATTATTTATATTCCCCAAGCTCCATCTTTGCCATTTGTTCTTCTAGATATTTAATTATCTTTTCTGATTTTTCTAATTCTCTTGCTCTATTTAGCATTCTAAGAATCGGAGGAATTGCTGTAAACTTTTCTACTCTTGCTTTAAGTGAAGTAATTCTTTCAGATAAAAGCTGGTCAATTTCTGTATCTGTTATTTGATTTGGTGATACATCTTCCTTAACTTGCGGTGCTGAAACCTTAATCACCCTTCCAGCCTTAATATGGGGACCGTTCATTCTTTCGAAAAATACAACCTGTTTATTTGTCCACAGTTCTATTGAACTTTTTGGATCGCCCTTATTTCCCGCAAGAATTACGCCCTCTGGAACATCCGAAAATGGATTTAGTGCTGTTACATGTACCTTCCCTACTATTGTTTTTGTGTATATAGCAAGGGGTTGTTTACCCTCTTGCATAGCCGCATAAATATCGAACTCACTCATAGTTTTCTCCTTATACCGAGAGGGGCTTGTTAGCCCCTCTCAGTTTATATTAGACTGTATTACGAAGATGTTACGTTGTCTAGGACGTAAATACCTTCTGCATTATCTATAATCATACCAAATTGTTGATATAATTCTAACAGCCATTGTGGAGGTGTTGGGTTCATGTCAGACCATTGTTTAGTCATTACATTACCATAGGTAATAAATTCTCCAACATCTTCACCAATAACTAGAACTTTATCAGAAGGTAGCATTGGTTGATAATCGTCTGGATTATTGTAAATCTGGTCGATTGCAATAATAGGAACGCCATAATATTTACCAAGCCAACCATCAGCCAAAATTTTATTAACGATTTCGTCTGAACTTACATAGTGTGTACCATCAGTCCAGAATGCACCGAATTTTGTGATTGGGGTAACTACAGAACGAAGTCCAACAATAGCTTTTGCGCCAGGGGTTGTTTCGTTAATTCTATTAATTGCAGCTTCTAGAGCTGTGTTTGTAAGCACACCTCCAACCGATGTGTAGTTGTTCGGAGTATTTGCTGCACTCCAAACAGTTCCTAAAGCAGAGAAAATTTTATTGTAATAAAAATCTCTCAACTTTGCCGCCATTTCACTTTTGATTTCTTGAATGCTTCCAATTTCGCCGCTGTTAAGTTCCCATTCATTATATGTTACTTTAACATCAGCACCGTCAAGAACCCAATTGATTCTTTCTGATACGGTTATTTCACTAGCTAAATGAATAGCACCAGGTACTAATGTTCTAACTTTGATGCCTTTTCTAACTTTCTTTACAAGGCTATCTCCTGGTTTTAAGCTACGTGTCTTTAGAAGTCCACTTACAAACTCACCTGTGATATGGTTAGGCTGTACATACTCCACGATAATTTGCGCTAATGCTTCTCTTTGGTTTCTGTCCTTAATCATTGATGCAATAGCTTCTTGAACTCTTTTTTCGTCAGCCATAGTTTTAGTACGCTCCTCTATAATTAATATGTTCTAAATGTTAAACTACCGTCGCTAGAATCATAACGCTCAACTACAGCAATCGTACCACTTGCATTGTAAGCCAATTTTCCTGCATCGGCGCCATCATCACCTGAGTTTAGTACCTCTAATGGGGCACCTGGATTCATTATATCTGCTGAATATACATATTGTCCAGAAGGAATTGTGAAAACACCTCTAGCAAACGCTAATGCCAAGTAACCAGAAGGTATTTCTACACTTTCTTGGTTTCCTGGATAAGTTAAATAAACTGTCGCACTGAAAGGAACATTTGCAGCTTGATCCCACCCGCCACGTCTTAATGAATAAGACATTGATGGAATAGTTTTAAGCCAAACAATTTCTCCCTCAGAGTTGGCATTATTTACAGGCCAAGTAACAATGTAATGCGCTCTAGCAGCTTCAGTTGTAGATGCTGGAACTCTTACACCCGGAAGATCACTTCTGCTTCCGAAGTCGTGGTCTGCGCTATTATTATCGGTAAGAATAACCATTCTACCTTCTACAATAGCTTGTCTAGTTATAACGCCGATAATATCTGTATACTTATTGATTTCCATAGCTATTATCGCTCCTATTTACTGTTTCTAAGATATTTAATAATATCTTCCGTATTTATATCGGTTTTTGTTAAATTAAGATTTGGAATTTTTCTCTTTGATGTTATAGAAATAGATGCTTGTTCTGAAGGTACCTCTGGCTTTTCAAAAGCTGCCAATAGTTCCTGTAACAAGAAATCAACTTGTTCTGCTGACATTGCTAGGAAAGAATCTTTTCTTTCTGCAAAATATTCTTCAGATACGGTAAGTCCTGCTTCTAAGAATTTTGTTTTAATAGAAGCCAGCCTTTCCTCGTTATCGTGTTCTTTTTCTATACCTGCTTTAAAATTAGCCAAATCTTCAAATTTTGGTTTCAAATCATCAAGTTCTGCTTGAGTTGCATTAAGCTTATTTTGAAGTTCTTGTAAAGAAGTTTCAAACTGACTTTTTTGCTCGTCAAGAAGTCTTTGATGTTCTGCTAATTCGATTGTATCCATGTTTTTTGAGTCTCCTGTAATGTTCTCTTGAGACGAAGATGACATTGCAATAACTGTTGTTCTTCCCTCATAAGCTGGTAAACCAACAATAGTTGCGGCGTTCATGGCTACACCCCGAAGCGCAACGCCACCATCTTCTTCTTGATCTTCGGAATATGTTACTTCCCAAGATATATCAATACTTTCGCCATTTTTATATCTATCTTTGATATAGTCTACATCCGCTTGTCTTTCTCTATTCCAAAGTGCTGCAAGAGCTTGGATTGAATTGCCCTCTGTCTTTAAGTGAGCCATTGTACCAAGTGGATATGTATTTTCATGACCCTCAGAAATTTCACGAAGTGCCATCTTCAGAGGCATAAATGCCCCAGTTCTCAATACATTTGCAAACTCTTCACGAGGAATGCGTTGTTTATTGGCATTAAATTCATCATCAGTCAATATTAATTTAAGCCATGTAACATTAGGATTTAGAGAAATCGAAGCTGATGCGGCTAATTGTTCTATCTCTAGATTATCTACAATTAATTTTACACCATTTGCTCTAAATGCAGTAGTTTTCATTTTATTTTAACCTCTTACGTTTTTGGTTTTCCTTTTTCTTCCCCATTTTTATTGTTTAATGGAGCCCCAGGACTTTTTGGAGCTGCCCCTGGAACATTGCTGTGTGGTAATGGGGCAAATTCGTCTAGTCCAAGTTCTTTTAGCATATCTTTTTCTTCGCTTCTTGATGTTATTTCACTTTGGAAATCGAAACCGTATGCCTCTGTATAAGACTTTCTTGATAAGTTTCCGCTGCTATACAGTTCTTTTATACCAGTAAAGAATAATGATAAACTCATTAAGTTTATTGGCTGGAATTTATACTCTGGATAGTTTTTAAGTATATCTGGATTTTTTGATCGCATCTCTCTAAATATATGAGAAACAATAGGAAGAAGTTTTCTTCTAATTGAATTTAATGTATTTAATGGGGATAAAGTAACTATTTCTGGATCAGACGAAAAAGATTTTTCCGCCTCTCCAGTAAGTAAAACTCTTGGGAAACCTAGCGAAAGGATAATATCTTTATTTACATCGTCATATTTTGCATTGTCCAATAAAGATTCTATTTGTGGAAAAATCCACTCCATCTCTACAGTATGATTTGTAAATAAAGAAAATACACGTTCAACATCATCTTTGTTTAAACCCTCTCTCCACTTAAACTTATCTTCTAAGTCTTTTAGATAATCTTCCTGATCTTCCGTCAATGGAAACTCATCGGAACCTACGGAAACATGTAAGATAGCACTAATAACTCTTGCCGCAATCGAGTAATCCATTCTTCTCATATTTCTCTTATGTTTAAATGACTCTAGTCCGGCGTACAAATATGGAACTGGATATGGGGTATATGATTGGTTATTTAATTTTATTATTAGTGGATTATCTAATAAGAATTTTCTTTGTCCTTTTAATATATCCCTTACAAACTCTGGATATAGTCGTACTATTTCCTGATAAAGTTCGTAATCTCTAGTTCCATCTGAATACTCGCCTTTAGTTTGTATAAAAAATGTAACATCATCTGGCACAAGCAAGAAATATGATTCTTTGGATGAAATAAAAGGTCTCTTTATTTCTATTGTTGAAGAATCTCTTACGTACATTTCCGTTGGATACAACAAAGAATCTATTCTTTGAATACCTTTTTCTCTCAGCTCATTTTTTCCTATTTTAGATAGTGTTATTTCTGGAACAACGAATCCTGTTACTAGTAGCTCCAGAGCTGCATCCCTTAGAAATTTTATTATATCTTCTCTTAGTGCTAAATATATTTGAAGTTCTGTTTTTGATAAACTTTTACTTTGGGATATTAGTATATCATTTATTGATATATCTATTATTTTATTTATAACAGTAGATGCAATTGGTTCTTGTAAATAAAAATATCTGCAATCTGAGATAATTTTTTCGTATGATCTAGATGTTCCAAAAGACAATTTATCTACGTTGTATTGTTCTGCACCTACATAAGTTGGGTAAAAATTAGAAGGAACAGCCATAAACTCTGCTTTTGCTAATTTAACTTTTTGTTGTTTGTCGTCCATTTTTACTCTCCGCTAAAAAGATACCCATCGACTAAAAACAAGCGGCTTTCTTTTCTTAGTAAATAGTTGATCTTCTATAAGTACGTAATATGTTAATATTGCACACAATAATGCTGATGTATTATGGTCATCACCACGTTTTCCACCTTTTGGTGTTAGTGTTTTGTACACAACTTCACCGAGAGGATTTTTTGTATATGTCATTCTCTCTAGTTCTGCAACTAAATCCATATCTGTTGATGAATAAACAATACTGTGTGCGTTTGTCTTTTCCTGCAAAAGTGATACAGAAAAAGGTTTAGTCTTTGTTTTTATTATCTCTCCGTCACTATTCTCCCCAAGCTCTAACCAAGAACCAAAAGAGACGGGATATAATTTTCTCTTGTAGTTTTTATGTGTATAGCTTTCATCCTCTAATAGATGTTGTGTTAACCCCTTCTCGTTTCCAACATCAATTCCTACAATATGAGATGAAAATTTTGTATCAAGAAAATCTATAATTTTCTCTTGTATAGGATACTGGACTTTATTTAAAGTAATACGAGCATGTTCATAAATAATCCCATCTTTTTCATAGAGAATAAGTATTGCAGTTGGTTCTGTATAACCTAAGTCTATTCCCATAATAGATACTGTATGCTTAGGAAGTTTCGGAATTAATGCCAGCCTGCTTATTATATCTCCCAATGTTGTAGTCTCTACACCAGAGACAGAAACAGCGTATGTTGGATAATTCTCTATCTGCATAAGTCTACGATCAAACACAGCGAATGTAGGAGAACCGTGTCTTCCAAGCACAAGATGAATATAATCCTCTCCATCCTCTCCTCCGTACTTTCTTTTGTTTTCTGCGTCATCTTCGGCTGAATATCTAGGGTTTTCGAGACAAGATGTTCTATGTTTGCTATACTCATCACTTACTTCATCTGCGTAGTAAAGAACATTATTCTCCCTTAAACCTGTAGGAACTCCAGCAACCCATAATTTATATCCAGGTTCCCAAGAATTTAAAACAGGCTGAAGTTCTATCCATGTTCCCCAGGGATAGTACCCAGCCTCGTCTAGTATTATTATTGGGGTGTGGTGCCCAATAACATTGGCGCCTGTTCCAGATTGTCCTGCAATTCTACAAATTACTTGAGCATTGTTTAGTAACGTTATTGTATAGTTTCCAGCGTTAATTCCTCGCCGTGGTTCTATAAAATTTTGTAATAAACTATTCCCTCTTAGATATTTAACTAAGTTATTGAATACAGGTTCTAGATGAACTCTATTTGGAACTGTATAAATAATATATTCGTTTTTAAATATATTATTTATCATTAACCATAATATATAATCCGTTAATGAAACTGTTTTACCTACAGCTCTTCCGCAACACAATGATACATGATTACTAAAATCTCCTAAGTATTCTTTCTGATATGTTGTATACTCGAATACCTCTGTTTGCGGAGGTGAGTCTAAATTTCTATAAAACTCGCCAAATAAAATCGGATGCCTTATTATTTCGTATAAACACCATTCCTCTTTTGTTATTTTTTGTTTAATTGTCATTATGCTATTTCATTGTATGGATTAGTAAATTTTTCGTTTCCTGGTGTTCCACCCCACTTTTTAATATAATTTGCTTGTGCAAATCTGAATTTAATGTGGTGCTCTTCAACTTGCTCATCAGTCATTGCTCGGAATGTTGCACTTCCGACATGACCTAACCTACAGTTATCTACACTTTTTAAGTCGAAATTGTTTTTCTTCATACGATGATGATAATCATTATCCTCAAAATATGCGTAGTTAGGTGACAAAGACTCATCAAAGTATCCAATTGTTTTTACTACTTTTTCTGGAAGTAAAAAGCAAGAAAACGAGTTTGAAGATGGGGTACCACCTGGGTAGGAAACATAATTTTCATCATAACTTTCTATCAGTAATTTTAAAGTATCAGAAAAAAACTTAACGTCGTCATTGCATATTATTGTATAACCAGGTTCGAATTTATCTAATAAGTTAATAAAGAAATTCCAACTTCTTGCAACACCTAAATTTTCACTTGCTCTATATAAATATATTTTATTTTCACAATCTTTTGGTATATGTTCAGCGAAGGATAAAAGATTACCGTTGTCAAGTATAATGTAATGAGTTGGTTTAACTTCTCCAGCCTCTGCCGATTGCAATGTAGTAAATAATAAATCATATCTTATTAAAGTTGGTATACATAAATAAATATTCATTTTAATTCTAACACCCTTTCTAATATTTCACCGTTCTTGTTTTCAGTATTTGATAAACAATTTTTTGTACATTGATCTGCACAGCAATGTTGACAATTGTCAACATAATAAATACAATAATCATGCATTGTATTTATTGCTGGAATACTCCCGTATAGAGAAACTGTGGGAACTTTAAGTGCACCAGCTAACTGAGCCAAACCACTATCGTACCCTATATAAACTTTTGCAGTTGATAATAATTGAATTAGATCGTGCATTGGCGGATTTTTTACTTCTATTGAACATGCTGTGACAGTTCTTGGGCTTGGTTGCCCCAAGCAATCTCTAAAGCTACTATTGTTCAAATAACATACTGTAAAGCCGATTGCAATTAATCTCTCTGCTAAATCATTAAAGTATTTATATCCACGCCTTGAAGGCCAGCCAGCCTGCTCATTAATTACAACAAGATTTTTGTTTGGGTTTCTATGCTTATAAATATAAGGGTG